TAGAGCAAGACGGATCGTTTTTCCGTAAAGGAAGAAATGGCTATAGTCTTTGATTTTAGTAATATCCCCCTCCGCATCCCTGGTACTAATAGGTATATTAACCGAAAAGAAATGAAAAAAAAACAAAACCAATTCAAAGCAATTAAAGGACGGTTCCCTTGTAAACATCCAAGAGTGACCAAATCATTCTTTATGAAAAATACATCACGACCGGTGTGGCATTGTGATATTTGTATGGTGGAGTTAGTTCCAGAAACTACTGAGGTGGCTTCTGCACCTCAAAGCGTGTCTGACCAGAAAAACTAACATAATCGTTTTTGTTTTTTTGTTTTTCTTTATTTTTTAAGAATTCACGGGATCTATTAATTGCTTTAGATAATTTATCAAGATCTTCTTCATTATCAATACAAATAAATACTTTCCCAGTTCCATTACTAGAATCTTTATTCATAAACATAATAACATTATCTAGATGTAAAATGCCTACATCTTTTTCTAAATTAACATGAATATCATTACTGTCAGGATCTTTTCCTATCATTAAAAATCCTTATCGTCTCTAAATCTAATACCCACTGGGAATCGTGGAACATGGTTCTTTTTAGTGTATCCTTGAAACTGAACAGTCATCATTCGATTATTCCATAACTTTTCATTTTCGAAAAGTGTCTTTAGAAAAGACAGTTTTCCCTTAGGTTTGGTTTTAAATCTTCTGACACCCTGTTCGTCTTTGATCTCACAAATAAAAGCACCCACACTACCAGCCAGCTTTCCTCGGCCTTCTTCAATATCCACAACCTTAAATTCTGCATCAACGAACTCTTTATATTTTTGAAGATGCTTAGAACGTTTATTTTCATAAGGTGAATTAAGGTTACGAACCATCGCTCCTTCATAGCCCTGCTCAACGAAGTCATCATAGATTTGTTTGAGTTCGGCTTCATCTTTGGCTATGCGGGTTTCGACAGGTTTTATTATTGATGCTGCTTCATGAATCCATTTTCGAGACAGTTTATTTAAGATTAAATCGTTTCGTGCCTCGAAAGTTCCTTTTTCCTCCATGTCATAGATGTGATATTGAACCTTTTTGTGATCATGATGAACGTCGTCTCGTTTAACTAAATGCACGATTTCTTCAAAATTATCTTTATAATCGTGGTTATAAAGTTCTCCATCAAGTCGCATCTGTGTAGTTAGATTAATTTCTTTTTCTATATGAGGAAGTGTGAGGATCGGTTTTCTGGTTCTAGTAAATAATTTTCCGTTCTCAACCGTACACCGAATCCCATCCAACTTTGGCTGAACAGCACATGGAAATACAATATGTTTCTTGTGATCTTGATAAACTTTTGCAGTCATGGGAACATAACCACCAGTGATTAACGAACTAGTTTTCCCAGCAGCAGCATCGTTCTGACTTTCAACGTACCCTTTCTTTTTCTTTTTAGTCCAGCGAGCCTCGGCTTCTTTGCGAGCCTGTTCCACTGAGGTGGTTTCGTTGGCCTTGCCAATGTTTTTCCCTTGTTTGATGATATCAACACTTTTGATTTTCTTACCGTCAACCTGCCCGGATTCCGAGTGGATCTCATTGCTCACTGTCCAAATGCGCCACAGTTGAATTGCTCCAGTTGACGTTTTCTTGTAAAGCTTGGGCAGGAATGGATTAATCATTTTATTGGCCATACAATTTTACCATTTACATTAACTGTTTCAATTCCTTTACCACGAATCACAATTTGTCCATTGCAATTAATAACGGTAATGCCCCCAGATTTTTGAACACTTTTACTTTTGCCAGATATTTGAAGGTTTCCACCTACCAAATCGCCATTTACAGTGTTGTTGCTTTGCATTACTTGCGAATTTCCTGATCCACCAAATTGAAATTGAGATAATTTTTTAAACCAATTCATAATCCCCCCTCCCTTACTATACCGGTCTGAAAGACTACCATAGTTTGGGAAACAAAGGGGACCCTCCCAGACCGGCATACAGAGTTTCAATTAATTGATATTTGTACTTGCCAATCAATAAATCCTTTGTCAAGCGTATATTAATAGGAGGGAATATGAAACCAACTAACTGGGAAATAGGAAATGACATAATGCACAACATTTGTGACAAAATGGCTGAGCTTGAACATGAAATTGAAAAAGATCATCCAGAAATTGCTTTAATTTTGTTCAAAAACCGTTTGATGTACGGTCCTCTTGTTAATACATTAATGGATGATGAATTAGGATTATGTCCTACAGCAACAAAAATAGGCAAGATTCCATCTAGGCTTCAAGAATTAATTACTAAGGCAAGGAAAAAATATGAAAACAATAATAGCGGGCAGCAGAACAATAACCGATTACGAAGCAGTTAAAAATGCCATTAAATGGTCGGGATTTAAAATCACAGAAGTTGTTAGTGGTCATGCTAGGGGGGTAGACCTTTTAGGTGAAAAATGGGCTAGAGAAAATGGGATACCCATAGAACCATTTCCAGTAACAAAAGAAGAGTGGGAAGACTTTGGTTTAGCTGCTGGTCCAATTAGAAATGCAAAGATGGCCCAATATGGTGAACAATTAATTGCTATTCAAGAAGGTCAATCTAAAGGAACAGCTAACATGATTCAATTAGCAAAAACTCAAAAGCTTCCTATCTTTTTATTGATTATATGAGAATTGTATCCAAGTTTCGAGATTATTATGACACTGCCTCAGCCTATGGGATTGATAAGGAATGTGTGTATGTTCGGAAGACCGAAAATGCCCCTTATAAAAAATATTGCTTAAAAGAACATTGGAAATTTTGTAATACCAGAGATGATTTTTATGAATATCCCAATTTTTCTTTTGTTGTCGGATTTGCTGGAGAAATCATTACAGGTATTTATATTCACAAACGAAAACGATATACTATAGGCGAAGAAGAGATTAATATTTTTTATTCGTCCCAAGAAGTCATTGACTACATGCAGGGTGAGGGTTTTGACACTAGCGGAAAAAGATCATATTGGTTCAGAAACGAACATAATTATTCCATTACAAACCATAAAGAATTAAAAGCTTTTTTTGAAGTTGATCATAGTTCATTGAATCATTTGTTCAGAGACCACCATTGCCCGGTATGGATGATTAAACCAGTACATGATGGCCAAACCATTAATACTTTAGTTTTAAACCCTAATTTAAGATCTTTGGGATTTGCTCGTGTTAAAGATCCTGTAACAGCCTTTCAAGAAATACATCAATATCTATCTGGGGTGCTCGGCAATAAAGAAAATGAAATGGTAAAGATTGATGATAAATACAAAGCCGCTGCAAGAGGTTTTGATAAATGGAGTTTTAAGAATTTACCTGGAAAGAAAAGGGGGCGCAAATGAAGACAACAGTAGCTTTTGATGTTGACGGAACATTAATAAAACAAGGCGTGATGAGCGAAGACACACCACGATATGAGGTGATTCAACTTTTTAAGCTTTTGGAATCGTTTGGTTGTGAGATGTATGTGTGGTCTGGGGGCGGCATTGATTATGCAAAGCGTTGGGTTGAGAAGCTTGGTCTTGACGCACATGTTGTTGCAAAAAAATCCTTTACTCCAGATATAGCCATAGACGATTTTCCTGAAGATGATCTTTGGTATAAATCACCTCTTGGGAGCGTTAACTTAAGGGTATAATCCATTTATGGATGAATACCTTGAGTTTTTAAGAGAATATAGATGCGCATTAAGTGAAGCCTCTTCAAGAGCAAGAGAATGTGGTGATTTAAAACTTCATGGTCACTACAAAGCCATGAAGAAGTCTGTTTCTCGCTGCATGGAAGCTTATGACGAAATAATGATGTCCAAATATAAACATCCAGAACAAAAAAATCCAAGTGGATCTTGTAAAGAAAATGCTGCTATGTAAATCCGTATAATAAATGAATGAAATGTTTTAAAACAGATATGGATGTCGAGGCAATGGCTGAATGGTTGGGAGTATCAATTTTTGATATCCGATCAGCTATTAACGCAGGATGTGATAATCCTCAAAAATTAAAAGAATATACAGAAACAAGAAAAGATCGTGAAGACAACTTTGGTTCAATCGATTCCTTTCCATCTTTCATTAATATTTGCTTAGCACTCATGTCTTTTGTCTATGTAAATAACGAAAATCCTTAGACCTCAAAAAGAATTTCAGGTGTCTAACTTTCTTCCGGGACGATGAAGATCTGTTCTTTATGAATATTAAACATCAAAAACTTGGAGCAAATGAATGGAAGCAGCAGAGCAAGGTACGTCAACGTCTTTTGAACTTATTAATGGACCAATCAGTGAAGCTATTAATAAAATTGAATTTAATGAAACGACATGGTCCAACATGGCTAAGATCGTTTTTCGACGCACTTATCTCCGTTCAGACAAGGGTAGTTGTGAGACTTTCCGTGAAGCAGTTCAGCGGGTCATTGAAGGAAATATCCGTCTCGTCGATCAAAAACATCTTCTCCCAAACGAAATCGAAAGACTTGCATACTTCTTAGGCAATCGCAAAGCAGGTCCAGCAGGTCGTGGTTGGTGGTTCTCAGGAGCACCTGCACAAGAACGTTTGGGTGGTGCAGCATTAAATAATCCCCTCCACGAAGATACAAAGATCTTAACAAAAGAACATGGCTGGATTACTCTTAAAGACATTGAAGGCGAAGAAGTCACAGTTCTTTCCAATACAAAACTTTATGGTCGGGATAATAGCACCGCAGCAAATGCTGTCTGGGCACCCGCCACAATCTCCCATGCCGAAGAACATCCTTGTTTAGAACTTACCTACAGAGACACACAAGGTCATTCCTATACAGTGATTTCTTCTTTGAACCATCGTTGGTTTAGAAAAAAGAACACAAAAGTAGAATGGGAAAGAGTTTGTACGGAAGAACTTCGAGAAGGAGATCTTCTACCAAGGACTCGTCCCCCAAAATACTTTAAGATGTCAATTCCTGGTGCCCAGCATGGATTATTTTTTGGTGATGGAACACGATCAAACGGTGAACTCCGGCAGTTTAAGTTAGAAGATCGTGAATTGATAACCGAGATCTTTCCTGGAAGTAATATTTACAATATAGATAGAGGGGAGTATACCGCAGTTCCTCACTGTCCTTTAGCCTGGGGAGAGTTGCCACAGGGATCATATAGGAAAGATCAAAAATATACTTTTGGTTTCTTGGCGGGTTATTTTGCTGCTGATGGTCATATTCATCACAAAACAGGAACGATGAGTATTTCTTCTAGCCGTAGAGATGAACTCATTGCAGTTAAGGAAATATTTGAAGAACTCGGGGTTGGAACTGGTGAAGTTTATCTTGATTCAACATCTTCGAATTATGCTCAAGAAAGAGAACTGTGGCGGCTTTCAATTAATAAAAATGATTTGAATGAACAGTTTTTCTTAAAGTCTTGCGATCTTGAAGTTTGGAAGAGAACAAAAAGAACAAAACCAGAAACGCTTAAGATTACTAAAATAAGGTCAGCAGGGATTAATCGAGTTCTTTGCGCAACAGTTCCTGAATACGAACAGTTTGTTATTGAAGGGTTTTGTCTTACTTCAAATTGTTGGTTTACTACGTCAGATGATTGGAATAACTTTGTAATGGCTATGGATCTTCTTATGCTTGGTGGTGGCGTAGGAATGAGTGTTGAGCATAGATTTACTTCCAAATTACCGAGAGTGAAAAAAGATGTTAGAATCTTACACAAAGACACAAATGATGCCGATTTCATTGTTCCCGATTCACGAGAAGGATGGTGTCATCTCATTAGAAAAGTTTTACACTCCTATTTCGTTTCAGGTCGATCATTCAGTTATTCAACTGTATGTGTTCGAGGGTATGGTCAACCAATTTCCGGATTCGGAGGAACTGCTTCAGGTCCAATACCTCTTATTGAGTGCGTTAAAAAACTCTGTGAACTCCTTGAACGAAGATCTGGCAAGTTTATCCGTCCGATTGACGCATCAGACCTTCTCTGCATTATTGGAGCAATGGTGGTTGCAGGTAATGTTAGACGAACCGCTCTCATCATACTTGGAGACCCATGGGATAAGTCTTACCTTAGAGCAAAAAGATGGGACCTCAATGTTCCAAACTATAGAGCAATGGCCAACTTTTCAGTCGTATGCGACGACATTGAGGATTTGCATCCATCATTTTGGAAAACCTATGAAATCGGTGAACCCTTCGGTATCTTTAATAGAGAAAATGCCCAAATCTATGGTCGAATCGGTGAAAAGAAAGCCGATACAGGAGTCGGGGTTAATCCATGCGCTGAAGCTATTTTGGAAGATGGCGAGCCGTGCAATTTACAAGAGATCTTCTTACCCAACATCAAAGACGAAGAAGAGTTTATAGAAGCAGCGGTCTTAATGCATCGATGGGGAAAGCGTGTAACATTAGAGAGTTACCATAATCCTAAGAATGATTCTGTCGTTAAACGTAATCGCAGGATCGGCACTGGTATTACTGGTTGTTTACAGAGTAGTTTATTTAATCCAAAAACCCTTGATCGTGCATATGAAGCGATACAAAAGGAAAATAAAGATTACTCGAAACAATTAGGTATTCCAGAATCGATTAGAACAACTGTAGTTAAACCATCTGGTACAATGAGTATTTGGGGCGATTGTACCCCAGGCATCCATCCAGCTTTTTCAAGATATGGAATTAGGCGCATGAGATTTGCAGCTAATGATCCATGTCTTCCATTATTAAAAGAAGCCGGTCACTATATAGAACCTGTTCAAAAATTTGATGGAACATTAGATCACTCAACTCAGGTCGTGTCTTTTTATAGAGAGTTTAATGGAAATACTCCATGTGCTGATCAGGGATTTGATACTTGGAAACAATTGGATACGGTTATGCTTGCTCAAAAACATTGGAGTGATCAATCGGTTTCAGTAACGGTTTATTATAAAAAAGAAGAAATCTCCAAAATTAAAGAGTGGTTAACTAATAATTTAAAGAATATAAAAACTATTTCTTTTCTTTGTCATTCGGATCATGGATTTATTCAAGCACCAGAAGAAGCTATTTCTAAAGACGATTATGAAAAAGCAATTAAAAAGATTAAACCAGTGAATATTGCTGAAATCGGTGGAGGCGATCTTGATTCTGTAGAGTGCGCCGGTGGCGTTTGTCCAATAAAGTAGCTTTGTAAACTGGGTAACAATCCCGACAGCGCCACCCATCCCAAAAGTTGGGTCGTTTCATGTATTCTACAACGCTAACGTCCCAGCACAATGCGACCCCACAGTCGTTACAAATTGGTGTTAGAGCATCAGGCATAGTTGATGGAGAGATGTGAATGCCCATCAGATATCCTGAATACAATCATCTCGGCATTCATCACAACACTTGCAGTAGTTTGATGAGTTGTCGTTAATGTCTTCCTCGTAAGGACATGGATGCTTTTTCTCAGCTTCGTTTTCTTTACATATTGGACATTTCATTTGATACACTCTTCTATTAGGCCAGCCCAATTATTATCGTAATCATGAGCATCCCACCCTTCACAAAGACCGGTGGAACGCATGAAGTTCCGGACCCGCATTCCTTCTCGGAAGTGAACGGAGTGGGGAATATAAACTGGCCCTTTATTCATTAACATCAGACAAGTTTCTTTTAGATTTCTAGGCTTGCTTGGCTTATTCAATACAGCAATTAATGTTCCATGCTCCTCTTTTACTTTCCTGAAGAATTCAAGGCCATCTTTACCTAACCAAATCTTTGTTTTTTCAACGAGTGCTGGATCATTTTTCATATTGGTATAATAACGACATGAACGATCAAGTCAAACACCCAAATCATTATAATTCTGGTAAGATCGAAGTAATTGAAGCAATCGAGGATTGGAATCTTGGATTCCATCTGGGCAACTGCGTTAAATATGTTGCTAGAGCAGGAAAAAAAGATCAGGTTAAAACGACTCAAGATCTTGAAAAAGCTATTTGGTATATTAGAAGAAAAATAGAAATTTTAAAAGACAATCCGCGTCGTCCCAACAATATGCCTCAAGAGCGGTATAAATAAACCAAAGCGTATATTAATTTTAACGTGTTGGCCGTGGTGTAGTGGTAGCACGCTAGATTGTGAATCTGGAGGGGCGAGTTCAAATCTCGTCGGTCACCCCAATGAAGACAAATGTTAAAACACATATAATCATAACCAAATCAGAGATTGAGTTAATATTAAAATCTCTGGTTCATCGTCGTGTTGGCATACCAGTAACATTGGCTTATACTGAGTTAGAACAAACCAAAGCTGGTATTGAATTAAAGGCTTATCATTTTGAGTGTGATCATGGCGAAACCGAAGAAACGACGAAGAAAGAAGTCCAAGAGAAGTGTGAGATGCACCCTATGCACGGAACATCGTTGGGCGGGAAACAGCAAAGGTCGTTTCAAGACCAAAGAAGAAGCGATTAGGAAAGTATCGCCTCGTCGTCTAATGGATTAAGACATTGTTCTTCTAAAACAAGAATCGGGGTTCGACTCCCTGCGAGGCGACCATTATGGGTTTTCAAGAAAACTGCCAAAACAAAGATCATAAAAGCGAACGCAGAAAGCAAAAAACACTTCCTTATGGTGCAACTAGAGGATTATTCTGGTGTTGTGCATGTGATACAGATACAGTTCCTTCTTGGTCTAAATCAATCAAAAAAAGAGAACGACAAAAAGCAAAAAGAGAAATACGTGAAACCTTACAACAAAGACCGCCTTCTAAAAAATAGAGAATGTAATGACCATGGAAAGGGCTGTGGCATTTTTCAAGAAGAGTCGAACGACTATACTAAAAAGAATCGCAAGCGCTTTAGAAAAGCTGAAAAGAAGTCTGCTCGACAAAAAGCTAAACGTGACGCCGTGGCTGAAATGGATTAGGTGGTCGGTTGCAACCCGACCGGCGTCTTTTCATGAATAAAAACTTCATAAGACCGACCCCACCAAACATCACCATTTTCAAATAATACAGCAACAGCACCCTTTTTAATAATAACGCAAGTTCCAACACGATCTAACCCATTAAGTCGATCTTTCATGTTTCCTTCGAGTTTCCCAGTAACCACCACCACATCACCTTCTTTAGGTAGGTCTAAGTTTTTTTTCATAACCGTATAGTATTCTTATGTATGATCGAAAAGATTTTATTACTACCCTGTATGGCGGGGTGCGAAACAAAAAATATCGTATTATTTGTGATATATGCCGCCTTAAGGGAGGATATGGATCGGTTCAATCGGAAAAACTGAATTATTGTAAACTTTGTCAATATAAACGATTATCTAATCTTTTCTCTAAACCTAAAAAAATTGGACACTGCAATACTTGCGGGAAGATGCTTAATCCTAGAAACAAAAGTCAATGGAATCGATCAAAAAATAGATTTTGTAGTAAGAGATGTCTTGGAATCCATAGAAGAAAGCCAATAGAAAAAGTCAAAAGAAGTCAAATAAAGAAAAAGATTTTACAAAGTGGACGAGATCCAAGGTGTATAGAGTGCGGTCACAATCACTTATGGAATTTAGAAGCACACCATAAAAAAGAAGCTTCTAAGGGTGGGTTAAATTCTTTAAAAAATCTCATTTTATTATGTAGAAACTGTCACAATGATAAACACTCTGGTCTTTCAAGGAGGAAACCATGTCATCGTTAAAAGTTGAAATTCTTAAAATTGAAGAAATTTCAGAACATCCCAACGCAGATAAACTCGAACTTGCCAGATTAAAAGGATGGTTTTGTGTTATTCAAAAAGACAAATATAAAGTTGGTGATAAAGTCGTTTATATTCCAGTTGATAGTGTTTTACCAGAAACTTTAGAAGCCGACATCTTTGGTAAAGATTCAAAGGTTAAACTGAGTAAGCACCGTGTCAAAACCATTAAATTAAGGGGTGCTATCTCTCAGGGCTTAGTTGTTAATTTAAAAGATGTTGGTCTTGTTTGGGACACGGCTGTTGGAGCTGATGTAACGGACAAACTTGGAATCACTAAATACGAACCACCATCTCCAAGATTTCAGGGAATGGGTAATAAAACAAAAAAGCGTTATAAATCAAATACAAACTTTCATAAATACACTTCTATTGAAAACATCAAGAATAATCACAAAGTTTTTGACCCTGAAGATGATGTGGTTATTACTGAAAAAATACATGGAACAAATTTTCGTGCTGGATGGGTTCCTTATGATCCAAATACTTGGTGGAAAAAAATTAAACATTTAGTTGGTTTAGCACCAAAACATGAATTCATTTATGGAAGTCATAACGTTCAACTTAGTCAAAAGCTCCTTTATAAGGGATATTACGACAAGAACGTTTATGCAGATGCAGTAGTAACTCACAATCTCAAAGAAAAGCTTGGCCCAGGTCAGGTCGTTTATGGTGAGATTTATGGACCAAATATTCAAAAAGGATATGGCTACGGATTAAAAGAAGGTCAAACCAAATTAATTGTTTTTGATGTAATGCAAGATGGAAAATATCTTAATCATATAAATATACCAATTTTTGGAGCCCTTCATTCATTAGATGTTGTTCCAGTTTTATATGAAGGAAAATTTGCAGAAGTTGATCTTGATAAAATTGTTGGTGGGAAATCTTCTCTTTGTGGATGTCAAAAGATTCGTGAGGGTGTGGTCGTTCGGCCTCAAGTAGAAGCCAAATGTCATATCGGTCGTAAAATATTGAAATCGATTAATTCCGAATATTTACTTAAAGAAAATACAGAGTTTCATTAATGAATGCAGGAGCACAAAAACTTGCTGTTGCTGGCGCTATTTATGTTGGACTTTTATCTTTGGGTGCTCCGTGGTGGAGCGGCATACTTTTATTAATGTTTTTGGATGATTTTTTATGAGATTCGTTTGCACATCAGATACCCATACATATCAAAATAAATTAACCCTTCCTGAAGGAGATGTTCTTTTATGTGCTGGGGATATTACTTTTACTGGTCATTTTCCGGATTTAATTAAATTCAATAAATGGCTTGGTGAACAAGATTATGCTTACAAGATTTTTATTGCTGGTAATCATGATAAAACATTTCAATCTCATGCGAGTTATGCTGAAAGTCTTATTAATAACGGAATCTATCTCAGAGATGAAATGACTGAAGTTGAAGGAATTAAAATTTGGGGTGCGCCCTGGCAACCTACTTTTGGTCATGGTTGGGCTTTTAATGAAGACCGTTGTTTGATTAAAGCTAAATGGGACCTTATACCAAATGAAACCGATATTTTAATTACTCATGGACCACCTCTTGGTCATGGAGATGAAGTAAAAGCAAGTTACAGTTCAAATAAAGGTGAAAAAGTTGGTTGTTATGATTTAAAAGAAGCACTCAAAAGAGTTAAACCCAAAGTTCATGTCTTTGGACATATTCATGAAGGCTATGGTATAACCCGACTTAAACACGAAGAACATACAATTCATTGTATAAATGCTTCTTTATGTACAGAGCATTATAGTCCGATTAATAAACCAATTGTGTTTGATTACGATAAAGAAACCGGGGAAATAACTTTCCCCGGCCCTACCTAATAGAAACGTCAATTGAGGGAAAAACTCCTAGCAATGACGTTTAACTTGGAATATTTCGGTCCAACCCTTAGATAACCAGTCTTAGGGAGAAGGATCGATTGTTGGCTATCTAGACTCTTTTTATTCTTGAAGTCAAGTCTTTTTTTTCTTCTAACAATATAATGCTTGCTTTAAGGATCTTTAACCAAGTCTTTAGGCTAACCGGCACACCCTTCTCAATATTGCAAATAATACTCTTAGACACGCCGCAATAATGTGCGAATTCTACTTGAGTCATATTTACTGCATAGCGTGGATAAAAGAGCATTTTAGAAATCATTTTATTCCCTTTAACATTTTCTTAAGCTTAATGATGGTTATGTGATTGTTATCAATTTTGTGTTGAAGATCTTTGATTTCCCTTTCTATAGCCTGTTGCTTTGTTGGATAACCATTTCTAAAATTCATGTTGTCTTTTTCTCCTAGACGAACATGAATATGGCCTTCATCTGTAGTTTGCCAATGATCTCGTTTTTTATCGTATCTATGTTTGTCCACTTGAATCCTATTAGAAATCCAATATATATAAGCCATTACTACTCCATCATTAAGCAAATTTGCTTTTCTCTTTGTGCTGCATTAAACATCGGCCTAGCTGCTGGGTGAGCTAAGTTAGCACCATATGGAGCAGCGTCCATCATGGCTTGATCTATTAATGTTTGATATTTTTTCCAGCACATTGCTTTCATGGGTGTTGTTGCTGGAACTCTTAAAGGCATTACCGGTCTTTTTTGAAGTTTTATACTAGCCTTAAGCATTTTTAATTCTTGTTTAAGATAATTGATTTGTTCTTGAGTTGAATCGTGTTCAGACTTTACACTCGACCAAAGTCGGTCATTTTCTTCTAATATCCATTTACGAATTTCTTCTTCTTCTTGTGGTGTCGTATTACCAAGTAATTGATCATAAAATTTTTGACCTTCTAAGATCTTTTTATTCTCCATATCTTTAGATGGATATTTATCCTGACCATAACTACAAGACTGTTTAGAGATAAAGACTTTTGCGTATGCGACATAATCACCAGCTATATCTTTTTCGACGTACCTTTTTTCAGGCACAATCTCTTTGTGGGCAAAACCTCCACACTCTTCAAGAATTGCTTTAATGGCCATGTGTCTAGCTTTAAAAAGTGCAATCTCTGAAGTGGATGATCTTCCCGTTCCCCAATGAATGATGTCACCTCCAATTACCCGTCTTTTGGTATCGGTGACCCAATCAGGCTGGGCGTAGGCGGTTAAACTGACAAGTATTAGAAAGGGTGCAAAGCGTATTATCGATCTCATAATAAGATCTTAACGCATCACGCCACAAATGTCAATGAATTCCCAGGTATTTTTCCATAATCTATACAGATTTTCTTCAATAATTAAGGTGGGTTAGAGGTTTTAAATAATGGCAGATATCCAACTAAGATCATATCAACAAATTGCGGGTCAAATGATTGCCAAATTATTGGCTGAAACTAATTTGACCGATCTCAATCCAGGATCAGTATTTTTGACCATGATTGAAGCTGCTGCGTCTTCAGATTTCACTCAAGAAGGTAAGTTGTTACAACTTCTCAGATTAAGAGATGTTGATAAATCCAAAGGTGTGGATCTTGAAAACTTGGCTGAAGAATCGGGTGTTATCCCATCCCGATTAGGTGCTGAACCGGCAACTGTTCCTCTTACTATTCAAGACACATCATTTATAAAACAATCGACAACAATTTTTGCAGGTGCTGTATCTCCTGCTGCTGGAGACACAATCCTTAAAGTTGTTGATGCTACAGGATTTTCTGCTTCTGGAACAATCTTCATGGGGCGAGGAACTTCAACTTCTGAATCAATTGGATATGCAAGTGTTGTTGATACTGGTACGTTTTGGGAGTTTACTCTCTCAACACCACTTACAAAAGACCACCTTGTTGGTGAAGAGGTAGTTCTTGCTCAAGGTGGCGATCGTATTATTCCTGCTGGAACAATTGTAACGGTTCCTGCCGCTGCTGGTAATGCAACAATTAATTTTAGAACACTTCGAGATAAAACTCTTTTTGATGGAGAAGATACTGTTACAGATGTTGATGCTCTTGCAACTGAACCAGGAGAAAATGGAAATGTTGGTATTGGTAAGATTAGTGAATTTTCATCTCCACCATTTGCATCTGCTTTAGTTACGAATGAAGAGACTGCTACAGGTGGTCAAGATACTGAAACCGACAGTGAATTAAGACAACGAATTAAAGATCATGTTCATGACCTTGGGCGTGGAACCCAAAGAGCTATCATTAGTACTGTTATTGGAGTCAATGATCCTGATGAAGGAAAACGGGTTGTATCAGCCTTTTTGCGAGAACCAACTGAAACCGGTCAATTAGGTATTCTTTTCATTGATGATGGAACAGGATTTGAACCATCATTTGCTGGTGTTGGTGAAGAAGTTATTGTTTCCAGTGCTGCCGGAACAGAACAATTCCTACAACTTCAACAATGGCCAGTTGTTAAAGCACAAGTGGCTTCAATTGGTACAGAACCATTTGCACTTGATGGCGGAGAAAGTCTTCTATTTGAAGTTGATGGTGAATCAGAAGAAAGAACTCTTCCTAATACAGCCTATCGATCTCCTGGTGTTGTAACCGCTCAAGAAATAGCTGAAACAATTAATACTGTTTTTACAACTGTTGAAGCAAGAGCAAAAGATGGAAGACTTTTTGTAACACCTCTTTCAGATGATCCAGATTTTATTCGTGTAGGTACAGCTTCTGAAAATGATGCAAATACAGTTATTCGATTTCCTCTTAGAAAACAATTCACAATCAGACTTTATAAAAACGATCAATTACTAGAAAAGAATGGTCAAGAAGCCATTATTCAAAGTTTTCCTCAATCTGAATGGCCCCCATTTACTTCGAGTGAAACTTTAGAAATTGAAGTTGATGGGATTTCAACTGGAGTAATAACAATTACTGATGCAGATTTTTCTGCATTAACTGCATCATCAACTATTTTAGGAGCAAGCCCTGCTGAGTTTGCAGTTGTATTTAATGCTAAATTTATCGGGATTACAGCTACAGCCAGAGATGACGGTACTTTTATCCTTACCTCTAATCGGGGAAGAAATAGTCAAGCAGAACTCACGATTTTGTCTGGAAGTTTTGTTGGTAAACTTTTTGCTGAAAACGATACGTCAACCGGTAACTCTCCAGAGTTCAGACTAAATCGTTTACTAGGACAAATCGAATTAATAGACAGACTTGATTCAACAGAAGAATTAAAAGCTGGAACAGTTAACACTGCTGGTTTTGCGGAAAGTCTTGCTCAAACAACTTTTGATCTCTCAACTGTTTTAGGAACGGCTGCACAAATGGTTGTTGTTCCTAACGCAAATATTGAGATTTTATTTGTTTCACAAATAGCGTCACTCCTTACCTATTCTGCACCATCAACTGACATTCAAAGAATTGCTGGTATTGCTGGACAATTCTCAGCCGTACAAGTTGATGATTGGTGTCATCAATATAATCTTCCAAGAGGAGGAATCTTTAAAGTTAGAGATGTTGCTAGTGATGGATCAAGTGTTGATCTTTATGATCCAGCACCTCTTGCGACAACGGACACGCCAGATGCGATTACAAAACAAATTATTTTCTTTAGAGCCGATTCCACTGATGCTCTTCCACAACAAGTAAATTTTCCTGTTGGAGCAGCTATTCCAGGAGCTTCCGTTGTTTCATCATTTAATTCTCAAGTTTCAGGAGCAGAAGCCGAAGTATTAGATTCTGGAGTTGTTCGATTTCAAACCCTACGACTAGATGGATCTGGCGCTCTTGGAATTCCAGCTATTGCTGGTAATGCTGTTAATTTAGGAATCGATCCTGGTAACTTTGAATCAAATGATCCCCATATTGCTACGATTGAATCCGCAGATTTGTTTGGTCTTCCCTCACAAAAAATAACTATTTCAGTAAATGATTTAACAGATCCATTTATTGATGTTGATGCTAATGGAACTCCATTTAATTCGGAACATAATAATAGACCATTTATGGGATATCTTGGTCATCATCCCAAATTAATTCGTCAGCCTCTTGAACAATTAACTTCTTCTACATTAACTCTTCGAAATGAAGAACCTTTTCAAGTAAATGGACTTGGTCCTGATCTTGAAGCTGTTACTGGTGATGCGGTTGAATTGGGAGAAGATGATAATCAAGTTTTTATTATTGATAATGATCCTGCTAGAAAAACTTTTGATATACCAATGTTTGTTGAAGCAACTATTGCAGCGCCTGCGGTTCCAACTTCAACTACATTTGATGCAGCAGATAGCACTCTTGAACTTCTTGGTTCTTCGTCTAAATGGTTAGGTCACAGATTTGAAGATTATCGAGCATGGTTTAAATCAAGAGAAAATACCCCATTTAGTGTTGCTGATACAGAAATTAGAGTTACATCTGTTTTATTCGGACCCAATGGAACCCGAGTTCTATTTGGAATATTTTATCCATCCACACCATCAACAATAGCAGCAGCAAGTTTTAGTGTTGATGCAGCATCAGGTGATATTTTAATTAGTGCTGTTCTTGCTAGTGATGTTGAAAGATCTATTGGTCTTGGTCCAAATGAACAAGTTGAGGTTTCATTTACTGGTCCAGTTGGTGGAGAATTTACTTACGAAATTCAATTCGTAACTCCAGTTGATCTATCAACAGTTTTACTTGGAGATATTGTTGCTTTAAATGATCCAAATTTTTCTGCGGCTAATCAAGGCCAAATGAAGATATCAACAATTACAAATCTAACTGATGTAACACTTACTTATGAACATTTAACTGAAACAATTCAAAACTCAGTTGTTACCAGTGGTCCAAATAATGTTGTATTTGGTGCTGTTCCAGCAACGGCAATGCGTGTAGGTGATCGTGTAACAGCAACTTCAATTACTAAATTAGTTACAGCAGTTAATACTCTTGATACGGTTTCTGGATTTACTGCAACAACTATTGTTGGAACGCCTGGTATTACATTTGATCCATCAGGTGGAACGATTGAAGTTGGCGGCATCCCAACCGTATTTACTTATACCTCTTACACAATTGGTACAGGAACATTTAACGGTGTTACTCCCGATCCAACAGTTACTCCGCCATTAGTAGGTGGTGAAGCCATTAAACAATTTACTTTGACCGTACCTACTGGAGGGGCCTATGCTACCGGTGGGGGGGCAATTACAGCAGGGGCTAGTCCGTTCACATATACCTCTTATGATGTTTCATTAGGGAAGTTTTATGGTATATCCCCTGATCCTACATCCCTAGTTATCCCAACAGACCCCCTTATACAAACAATTACCCCTGTATTAGGTATTGTAACAGTAGTAAATGGTGTTTCGGATGTAGATGTTACGGCTATTCCTGCCATTGGGGATGGATATGACTACGATATTGAACACATTGTTTTAACATCAAGCCTTCCACCATCGTTTGCAATAGCAATTGGAGACAGAATCCAGGTTGCAGGACAAATTCTTACCGTTACACTCGTTGTTTCACCGACTGAATTTGAGGTTGATAGCTCATTTACATTCACAGGGCCTGCTGCTGGTACCATTTCACGTATCATTATAGAAGCAAAGCGTGCGCTTGCAGGTGTCAATGAGACAATTAGTACGTCATCAGCAACTGGTGTACGTGTATTTGAATTGGATTCAGCATCAAACACTGCTCAAGACATCATTGATGCAGTCAATAACACTGCTGGTGTGAATGACATTATTGGTGCAGCTAATGCATCCGGGTCATCTGGTGCGGGTATCATTGATACATCAACGGCTGATGAACTATTAGATACTAGTGAACGGGTTAGATTGAAGAATGGGGAGTCATTTATCTTTAGCACGGGTGCAGGATCACCCGCTTTACGTCTAAAAGAACCCCTTACCCTGGTACCAGAGATAGGGGAGGTCTTTAGATTAATACCCATGACACCCCAAAACATTGCAGACCACTTCAATCGTAAGCAAATTAGCGGATTATCAATTGCAGCAGACATTGATTTAGTCAATGGGGCACGAAAAATACAGGTAGCTAGTAAGGTTCCTGGGGCTGTAGGACAAGTAAATGCTGTTGGGGGTACTGCCTCGGGGGTTAATATACTATCCCTAAAAGGATCATCTCAAACAATATCTGCCAGTGAAGGCGTTGTCCAAATCGACCGATCAGGCTTAGAACTTCTTGCTCCAGGTCATCAAATCTTTTTATTTCAAACTGGACGAGCAAGAAAAGACTTTGTTGGGACTCCTCCATCCGCAGCAACCACAGCCGAGATTGCTTTGGTCTCGGGTGGTGGACGATTAACATTTGGTGAGGCATTAGCATCAACATTTAGTTTCACTCATACAGGAACCGTTACTTGGGTAGTTAGAAAACTTTCAAGAAATCGAGTTCGATTTGAAGTAATCGCAGGAACCGCAACAATTCCATCAGCACCCTTTAGAGCGGGTGATTGGGTATTGATTGGTGATGGAACAACTTATGCTGGAACAACTCCTCCACAACTTTTTGCATCAGCTAATCAAGGTTTTTTTCAAGTAAGAGAAACTGATAACTCAACTTATTTTGATGTCGATAATACTCAGGCAGTAGAACAATTTGTGGATGCTACTTCAGCGCCATTTATATTCATGCCTTATCACTCTGCAAGGCCAGGTGATCAAATTTCTATTGGCGAAAGTTCACCATTTGTTTCAGCCAATCAAGGAACGTTTACAATTACTAATATTGAATCAACAACTGAAGTTGATTATGACAATGCAAACGCCGTCGCAGAGGGTCCATTTCCTTTAGGAGTATCAGGAACTGATTCAATTAGGATTCTTGATCAAGGATATGAAACCTATCGAACGATTAGAACAATTGCTCCATCACCATCTGATCCAACAAACATCGCATTAGTTATTGTTGAACCTGGATATGATATATCGCTTCTAAATGAAGGCCAAGGTGCAAGAATGTCTTTGCCTAACCGACTTGGTTTTGCAACAGATCCTGTTCCGGGTATTTCTGGATATCAATATTGGATTGGATTAAAGCGACGAGTTCAAAGAGTATTAGATGGACATGAGCCTGATTCAACAACCTTTCCAGGAGTAAGGGCGGCAGGTGTAGCGATTGAAGCAAGAGAGCCTCAAATTCAGCGTGTAACACTTAATATTAAGGTTAAGACTAAAGAGGGTGTTGCATTAGCATCAATCAGCGATACCATTAAGAGTTCCGTAGTAGGATTTATCAATAGTTTAGGCTTAGGGGCAGATGTAATCCTTTCGGATATCGTCTGTATTGTTAAGGAAACAGCAGGTGTTGAGTCAGTTGTATTGATTGATCCAGAACTTATTACAGAACGTATTACAATTAACGATAATGCGATCGCTCGTTCCACACCTAACGAGGTAACGCTAAGTTAATAAGTAGTTTAAAGAAAAGGATTAAATATGAAACGAGTCGAAAAAACTGCTGCTCCAAGTTATTTTGAGGGAGCTGAAGATCTTTTTAAGGGATGGTCGCCAGATGGTGGATCATTCGATAATGTTCAAGAACCTTTAATAAAAAAAGAGAAACCATTTGTTCAGAAATCTGAAGATGTAAATAAATCTGCAATGTATAAGGCGTGTGTTTATAAAGCACGTGAAGATGGAAAAAAAGATCCTGAAGGTTTTTGCAAAATGGAAATGGAAAAGGTTGATAAAGCTGAACTCGGAGGCCCAAAACAAAAAGAAATGGGTGCTAGAACCTATCGAGATACACCAGATCATGAAGCAGGAAATGTTTTAGCCACTGTTTCAAGAAATGTACGAGAAAAACTTCAAGAAAAGATGGGTCATAAAAAAGAAGTTGCTGTTTATCAAAAATCTAATTTAGATAAATCTATTGAAAAAATGCGTGATATGTCAGGTTCTTTTGAAAAAGCTAGGAATGTTGGTATTGAAGGTGTTCATAAACCAATATTTGAAACTAGAGCAAAAGAAATTGGACATGGAAAAGACTGGGGAAGCTCTCCAGAGGGTACATCTACTGCTCATGGACGGAAACAAATGGGGGTTGGTGGAGAAAAAGAAGAACATAAAAGAGTTCTTGGAGAAATCCGTGGAATGAAAAAACCCAATCTTCCTAAATCTGAATCTGTTGATAAAACTCTTTCTTTTGGTAAATCTTCTCCAATGCCAGGTCAGAATTATTCGGGCATGAAAGATAGAGAAAAAGATATGAATGTTGAGGATTCAAAAAATCTTAAACAATCTCCTAATTGGTCTGCTCATAAAGTTATGCCATTAGTTCATCAAGAAAGACGTGATGAAGCATTGAAGTTTTTTAATCAACGGAATGTTAAAAAATCTGAGTCTATTGATTGGGAAGATACAAAAATAAAACCATCTCGGATTCTTAAAAGATAATTGTTTTAGTAGGTATAAATATGAAAACGGGACCTATCAAGGATGAATCTTCCGTTAAAAAAGTGTGTTCTGTATTGGAAAATAATATTCCACCTCATTCAGTTCATATGAACATGAGTTTACCACAGCATAAATATTCTGATCAATACCAAGTGAAGCGAGAACAATGGATAACCTTCGTAAAACAGCCGAAAAATACTTTGACGAAAACTTAGCAAAAATTGCTTCTGTCGGTCATGGTGTCGCTTCTGTTGGAGGACCAGGACTTGTTGGCGGTGGAGCTGTGGGTAATTTAAAACCCGCTGCTAAAAACGAAGATTTAGAACCATCTAAGCAAAGAGATTCAAAAACTCTTACAACTATAAATAAATTATTCCAACAAGAAGCGCCAAAAGATATTGCGGCAATAGCGGTTATGCATGGCAATAAACTTTTGATGGGTAAAAGAAAAGATTCAGGTGGATATAATTGTCCTGGTGGACATGTTGAAGATGGTGAAACCTATGAAGCCGCAGCTTTAAGAGAATTAAAAGAAGAAACAGGAGTTGAAGGACATGATTTAAATTATATAGGATCATTTCCGGTTCTAGATAAAAACCTTCTAATTCATGTCTATAAATGTCCTGTTTATGAAAATATAAAAACCGATTCAAAAGCCGACCCAGATGAAGAGGTGGATCAATGGGAATGGTTTGATACAGAAAAGGGTCTTCCTAAAAAAGTCTTAAACAGTCTTCATAATAAACAAGATATTGTATTAAAGATTCTTGGATTACAAAAATCAGAAATTAAAAAAGCCCCACAAAGCAATCCAAACTATATTCCAAATACAGGACTTAAGCCTGGAAATGAAAAACCTTATGGGGATAAATTTGATAAATCTGAAGTAAGAGATAAACTTCAAAAACTTCGGAATAGGATCGGATAATGGCTGTAACAATTTCATCATCAGAACAACAAAGAATTGATGAAGCATTTGAACTACTTACTTCAAAATGGCCGAAAAGATATGGTATTAAAGGGACTGTATTTTTAAAAGCATTAATGGAAGCTCTTGCTACTGGAGATGGTTATATTCAATCTCAAATTGAAGCAGTAAGTGATAATCTTATTTCTGTTACTGCTTCTGGAAGATTTTTAGATAGACGTGCTGGTCTTTATGGTGTTGTTAGGGGACAGGGAACTGGTGTTTTAGATGATGACTTTCGTCAGATCATTCCCATCTTAGGGCTTTCCCCAAAACAAATTTCTAAAGTCATGTTGCAATTGATTGATATTATTTATGGTCCACTTGCATCCCATGCAAATTCAACAACATCTCAACCAGAACCCTATGCTCTTGAAGATGGTTTTGATCTCAAAATAAGAGTCGATGATGGCGAAATCGAAATAGAATTTAATACAGATGATTTTGCTTCTATTGGAGCAGCAACAGCGATAGAACTTGCTACAGTTATATCGAACAAAACCAATGGACAGATTGTTGGATCAGTAATTTTAGATGCTCGTACTGGTGATCGGTTCCTTAATATAAGAACTCGTACAATTGGATCTCAAGGGTTTTTACAGGTTTTAGGTGGGGATGCTCAAGTAAAACTTCAATTTCCTCAAGTCAGACCAATAACTCAAGGAATAGCTACTTATGATGTAACACGTTTCGGTGGTGGTTCTGAAATGACTTATACAATCACGGCTGGTCCACTTCCTGGATTAAGTGCTGCTGGTGTCCAGCGTGGGGATTTGGTTACAATCAGATCAGACAGTGGGTTTTTATCGCAAAACACTGGAACATTTGAAGTTACTTTTGTTGGTGCTGGATTTTTTAGAATAGATAATGGGGAAGGAATACCAGAAACAGGCATTGTTCAAACGAATTTAGATGATTTTACATTTTATAATCCTGATCTTGGTAATATTCTTCTTAGTGCTAGACCGGCATCTTTAATTGAAACAAGTCCAAGAGAATTGATTGTTATATTACCAGTTACATCTCCACTTGTTAAAAGAACTCTTTTTGGTGGACATCATTTTCATCAAGGATTAACGAGTGTTATTTCAACAACTTCAACAACAATGTTACTTGGATCTGTAAGTGGATTCGATCCAACAGATGGAACTATTCATCCAACACTTTCTAGAAAACCTGCTAAAGGAATCATTTCAAGCATTGGAGCATCAACAATCACTTTAATTAATGGACAGAATTGGCCAACAAAAGGAGCGTTAAAAGCGCCTAATGTTCAAGGATTCTTTTTCTTTTCTGGACGTTCAGGCAATGTTTTAACAGGTGTTACTCCTACCCCAGTATCGGGATTGGTTGGGGCTGAAATAAAATTTAATGAACTTTATCAATATACTTCAATTGTTGCCAATACTTTAACTGGTGTTTTTCCAGATCCAACAGGATTAACAAATCAAGAAGTTGTAGCGGCTGGTGCTGATCTCGTTGATTTAACATCTAAAAACTTTAAAGGAAGTTTTTTGTATGATCCGGCTGCTCAGTTTATTGCATCTGAAAATGCAACAACAATTCAGGAAACCGTCCGCCAAGGAGAGAACAGAACACTCTTATTAGTGGATGATGTCAGCGATTTTGACGATGAAGGTCACCTCGTTTTTGAATTTAATACCTCAGAAGAAGAGGGACCTATTCGTTATTTAACTAAGGTTGGTGATGGATCGTTAATTATTGATCCAGCTCACATATTTGAAAGAGATCATTTAGAAGGAGCAACTATTCGGATGATAAGGACTCTCGGACCCGTTGCTCCTCGTATTGATGGACGAGATCTTGCGGTCTTTACAACCTCTACTTCTCCAGCCCGAGATTTACTTGCCAGTTATTTGCGACTCATTGCAGCAAGTGGTGTTATTTTAAGATTTGAGATTAAACTGCCCGATTTAAAATGGAGCAGTCTTCCTAGTTTATACACCACCTCACCGTTAGATACTGAGTTAGTCACCGTATAATATTTATGTGCAAACAAAAGAATGTAAGCAATGTAAGAAAAATAAACAATTAATAGATTTTATTAAAAACAAAAGAAGAACACACGGACGTGGCTCATATTGTAAACCATGCGCTAACGAAATAAAAAGAAAATTACGAAAACATCCAAAAGAAATAGAAGCAAACAGAAGATATCGAGAGAAAAATAAAGAAAGAATAAGATTCTATTTGTCTAATTGGGCAAAAGAAAACAAAGAATACACAAAAGAATACGGCAGGAAAAGACGTATTTTATTAAAAAACAATCCAAAACATAAAGAAAAAATAAAAGCATCACAAACTAGATACGAGAATAGCGAAAAAGGAAAATTAGCAAGGATTCGCAAGATTGAGAAATATCACAATGAATTAAAGAATAACAAAAACTATATAAAAAGGGTTAAAAAATACAGATTAGAGAACAAAGAAAAAATAAAAGAAAGAAATAGAAAGTACAATCAGCGTAAAAAGTCTGATCTTCTTTATTTAGCAAGACGAAAAAATGCTTGTGCTGCGTATCGCGCAAAAAAATTAAAGGCAACTCCATCATGGGCAGATCTAGCTAAGATTAAGCAGGCATACTTGGACTGTCCAAAAGGATTTCACGTCGATCACATCATTCCTTTACAGGGAAAGAATGTATGCGGCTTTCATGTTGAAAACAATCTTCAATATTTGCCAGCAATGGATAATTTTAGAAAAAACAATAAATTTTAAGGAGATTTTTTGTCAGTACTTCAGAAAGTAAGTTTTTTTCCGAACCAAAGATTTGATACGCCCGACGCTCGTGCGATGTCCGCATTTAATTTGAACGATTGGAGATTCTTTCTCAGCGGAGCAATGAGCGATACCAGTTATATATTAACTGGTTTTGATATCGTGAACTTTTCAACCATGTTTACGGTTCCAGGATTTACTTTAAAAACAGATAATGTAGTTTTCTTTCATCCAGAATCAACAACTCAAGCCGCAGGCTTTTATGTATTTGCTGGAACTGAACCAGATGAAAGTGTCACTCTATCTCCTTCTTCAACAAACTTTGTCGAACTTGATCTCGATGTCTCTTCAGGAACACCTGATGTTAGAGCATTTTGGGATCAGGGAGCAAACGGTGGTGAAGGAGCTGAATTTACAGATTCTGTTGATACAGTTATTAATCTTGAAATAAATATTACTTCAAATATTTCTGGATTTACACCAGGAAAAATTCCGCTCTATAAAGTAGATACTAATGCATCTAATGTTGTTACTTCTTGTACTGATTCAAGACCTTTATTTTTTCGTTTAGGTACAGGAGGTTCTACACCTGATCCAGATGCTGATTTTTCATTCCCAGCATTGCCAGATGCTTCTCATTCTCGTTTAGAAACTCCAGTAACTGCTACTTCTGCTACAGCTAATAATCAGCCATGGCAAGGTGGTGATAAGAATTTTACAAACTTTAAGGACTGGATGGATGTTGTAATGACATCGATCAAAGAAATTAAAGGTGTTCCTTACTGGTATATGGTTGGAACTGCTGGTGGAGGAATCACTGGTGCTTATCAAAATGCCGCATTAACTGTCGGTATTGGTGGTACGTGGAATCACATTGCAGGATCTTTGGGCCACCTTAACTTAATTGGTGGATCAACCATTAAACGTTTAGGCTATACAACTGACTTAACACTTACAACATTTGCTGATATTGATTTAACAACTGAACCAGTTCTTTATCTTGTTATTCCTTCATCTGACACAGCCGTTACTTATGGATTTGGTCAAGATGCAGCAACCCCAGTTATTCCAAAAGATATAACAGCATTTACTCCAATAAGTATCACTGTTACTACTGGAGGTAATTACGCAACTGCTGGTGGTAAGATTATGCTTCGTGGACAAGAGTTCACGTATACAGCTTATTCAACTGGAACAGGATTATTTAGTGGTGTTTCTCCAGACCCAAGTGGACTTGCGGTATTGAGTGATGATGTCTATGCGATTGATAGTGGTGGGGTAGGTTATTATCATATTTCAGATGAAGCAACAGTTCCTGGATTAAGTGGATCTGTTTCTGAAGGTGCTGAACGAGTTTATTGGTTAGGTGTTTACGACGGATCTTCTGTTATTCAAATGAAGAATGGTGATCTCGAACTTGGTGAACAAATTCAAGTAGGTGACAATACCTCACTTGCAGTTCTTACTTATATGGGATCTACTGGTGAAGCCGATTCAGATCCTGATTATACAACTGCTTCTGCTACAGGTGCCAAAACCGGGCAATCTAGTTATAATTCAGTTGCTGGTGAAAACTTAACAAGTCGTGCATCAAAATTAACTCAAATGATGGCTGATAAAGCCCAAGATAAAACTATTGAGTTTTTAGCTTCTGGATTTACAGAAATTGTTAATACAACTTCTGGTGCTGATCAAGACATAACATTTACTGGTGGTGGAACATTAACGGTTCCAGTTCCTTCCTCAGCAAATAATGGAACGGTTGGATTAACTAATACTTTAACTCTAGCAGCCAATGAAGCAGCCTATGTAACGATTGATAGAAACGCTTCTTTTAATGTTGCGGATCTGTCGGCTTTAAGTGTCGTATCTATTGCCTCTATTCCTTTAAATGAAAGCGTTTTTATATTTGCTTATAGATTGGCTGGGGTAGATGTTCATTTATGGGATGGAACTCATTTACCCGTCGGAACTCTTTTAACTGAAACCAGACATCAACTAAACACTAATCAAGATAGAAATATAAAACTTGTAAGAGGTGGGGTATGGAGTTGGGATCTAGGAACAAGTTCTTTATCTTTTACATCTGATGCATTCATTCAAATCCCTGACTTATTAGAAACTAGAAATGAAATCGATTCTGCTTCTAGTCCTATTGTTTTAGGTAGTGATGGTGATGTTGCTTATGTAGATATTAATCGTACCGGTGCTGCCCCAGCAACATTAACAGTTAATACAGCCGCCATTGGTTCAATTACATTAAATAAAAATAGATTAATCATAGCTCGTCGCATTGGAAGCGCTGTTTTAGTTGGTAATGGCACAATACTCTTAATTGATGGGGAAAGCAGATCTCTTGATCAGGGACCTAGCGATCAGCATTTAACATTTACTGGTTCAACCAATGCTGCTGATGATTCACCCGATTATACGAATGCAGACGGTGGCGCAACATCCCCTACCTTTATTTTAGATGGTGATGATTTAGAACTTGCCATTACAAAACTGGATGATGCTGTAGCGGTTCTTACAGCCGGTAGTCTTACAAAAATTGTAACAGATTCAACCACAGGAAATGTCGTTGTTGATGGAATAACTGGAGACGTTGTCTTCATACCTTAATTAGGAGCAAATTTAAAAATGCCTTTTCATAAAGATTTAACAGAAATTCACGTATCACATGCGTTTACGTTTGCTGACGCAGCAACAAGACTTGCTGCTTCAGTTGTTTCAGCCGATGTTGGTAAAATGGTTAAACAAACTGATAATGATACATATTACATTATCAAAAATACTGTTCCAGAATATATTGGACCTTTGGGAGCAACTGCTGCTGACGACCCGGATCAATCATATGAATTAAATAATCTTTCTTTAGCATCTAATATTCCAGTTAATAAAAATTTTATAGATGGTGATGTAACAGTAGGGAGTGATCAAATAAATGAAGTAGCACATGGCTATGTAACGGGTCTTAAATTACAATTTACTACCACAGGTACATTGCCAGCGGGTCTTTCACTAATAACTGATTATTTTATTATAAAAATTGATGATGATAATTATCAAGTTGCAATTTCTTTAGCTAATGCACTTACTGGAACACAGGTTGATATTACAAGTGCTGCTGGTGGTGGAACACACACTGCGGACGTAGATGCTGCATTAATTATTGAATTAGTTGGAAAAGATGGAGCAGATCCAAGCGTAGGTAATCCTGTAAAAGTAGGATTTAGAAATGTTACAGCAACTAATGGAACTTATGTTCAAAGAACTGTTACAAACGGTTTATCAGTGGTCATTAGTGCCGGTAGTACACTGGGACAAGCAGATGGCGTAACTCATACTTTAAAAACTTATTTAATTGATAATGCTGGGACGGTAGAATTAGGAGTTAGTCAGTCTCTATTTGATGAAAATACAGTTCAATCTAGTACAGCAGAAGGTGGAGCGGGAGCCGCTGATGCAAACGGTATAATTTATTCAATGGAGGCTCATACAAATAAAGCAATTCGTCTAATTGGTAGGATTACTAATAGCCAAGCTACGGCAGGGACCTGGGTCTCAACACCTTCTGAACTAAGTTTATATGCTGATGCAATTGCTAAAAATGAATCTATTGCTGCTATTTACACAACAAATGCAGGAAATGCTGTAGTATCTAGTGCACTTATTGATTTTGAGAATAAAGTTAAAGATACTCATAATGCTGTGACAATTGGTGCTAGTTGGGTCTTTACTGCTCCAGCGGCAGGTTTGTATCAAATAAATGCTACATTATTAACTGAACTAGTAGCTCCGACTATAGGACAAGAGCTTCTTTTAGAGATACATAAAAATAATGTTCGTCATTGGGGATATCCAAGAGATACAGCAGAAGCCACAGATGCAAGAAGATTCAGTTCTGGTGGTGGAGCCCTTGTTGAACTTGTTAAGGGTGAGACAATTCATTTTGAAGTTACAGAGAATATCCCAGCAGTAAATTATACACCTAATGTTGATTTTAATAGAATTTCAATTCATAGAGTAGGATTTTAATTATTTAATTGAAAGATTCTTTTTATTTAAATATATTAAAATTTTTCCAACATACTTATGTTTTTCCCATTTTCCTTTATAGGGTCTTTTTGTTACACGACCAATTCCACGATTATAAGCATCTAACGCATTATAAACATCAAGTTTCCATGTGTGTCTTAACCAAGAATAATATTTTGTTCCATATTTAATATTAAGACGTGGATTTCTTAATTGACTTGAAGTTCCACGAAACCCTCTTTCTTTTGCTGAAGGAACTTGAATTTGCATCAATCCTTGAGATTCATCGTCATCTCCAGTAATCCATGGTTGATAACTTGATTCAATAGCAATCATTGCTTCAATAATATCTGGATTAACTTTATAAAGCTTTGAATATCGATTAATCCATTTTTGATAAGGCACGACTCTGCTTGGAATATATGCTGGATGTGTATCAGTAAAAGCATTTCCACTTAATAATATTAATAGAAATATCGTTTTAAAAAGCTGCAAAATGTGACTCTTCCTTTTCTTGAATTTCTTTACACATTATACAAAGAGTTGTCACAGGTCGAATCTTTAGACGCTTAGCGCCAATATATTCTTCGCAAGAATCACATTCACCATAGTTTCCTTCACTAATTCTCTGTAGAGCAAGATTGATCTTTTTTAACAAACGCTTATCTCTTTCTTTCATTCGTAAAGACATAGAGGTTTGATTCATTGAATTGGCTTCATCAATTTCATCACTTGATAGCTGCCCTGCGTTATCTTGAAGATCAATAATGATAGATCTTAGGCTTTTTTCAATTCGTTTTTTTTCATTTAATAATATTATTTGAAAATATTTTAATTGTTTTTCTTCCATAATCCCTCCTGGATTCCCTAAAAACTGGTTATCGATTGATTATACACATTTGTTCTAATGTGTGAATACGTTTCTACATTTTTCAAAAGAGTATAATAAGTCTAAGCGGGTCGAAGGATGTCGGTTATCACACAGAAAAAATCGTCGATATCTAAATATTTATCTGCTTTAAAAGTTTTATACAGTGGGTCGATTGAGTATCGGTTATCTTATACTTGAATATATAAAGGTCCTGGGTTCGATTCCCACACTGCACATGGTTGGCCTGCAAAATCCCGATCTCGCCTTTTATCTACTGTTTTATTTTTAGCTGGGTCGATTGAAGACGATTATCAAAACTCAGGCTAACAGCCTGATCTATACCTAACGTTTTCAGCCCACTTATCCAGCTTTTATTTTTGCGGCGGGTCGTTCGAGAGTTGATTATCGCTCTGTTAAAGCGGCTGTCTGGGTTCGAATCCCAGCGGGGGCGTAAGCCTCTGTGATGTAACGGTAGCATGTCAAAAACTCGACTTTCACCTTTTTATCCGCCCATTTTTATCACCCCCATTGCTTCGGGAATAGGGTGCTAGACCTATAAGGTCTTTGCTTTTTGAACGGGTCGAACGGCTACCGAGGGTTATCACTTTTACTGACTATCCCCTCAACTGCCATTTAAACTTATCCGTTCTTTTATTAACTCTATTCCAATACCCCCATTCACACTTTTACAAAAAACACAACCGTATAATAGCCATCGTAACAAAAATTTTCCTTAAACAGAGAGGGACGACGATGGCAGTTTATGCAAAACAATTTTCATTAAAACAAACTCCACAATCACAACCTATTCCTGGTAAAAAAATGACCAAGAATTCGGCTAGTGGGTATTCTTTTGAAACTGATAAATGGGAACAGCTTAATCGCTTTCTTATTTTAGGTACTGAGGGTGGAACTTTTTATATCAAAGAACAAAAGTTAACTAAAGAAAACGCCAATACCGTAATGAAGTGTATTAAAGAGGATGGGGTTCGAGTAGTTGATACCATTGTTGAAGTTTCAGATAATGGTCGAGCACCTAAAAATGATCCAGCAATCTTTGCCCTAGCATTAGTTACTGCTGTTGGAGATGCAGAAGCAAAGAAAGCAGCTTATCAAGCAATTCCAAAAGTTTGTCGAATTGGTACACATATTTTTCAATTTTGTGATGATATCCAAAACCTTCGAGGTTGGAGTCGTGGTTTAAGAAATGGTGTAGCTGGTTATTACAAAAATAAATCACCAGACAAATTGGCTTATCATCTTATTAAATATCAACAAAGAAATGGTTGGACACATAAAGACGTTATTCTATTAACTCATCCAAAGGTTAGTGGTAAAGCGAACGATTTATTATCTTATGTGGTTGGTAAGGCTAATGTTGATGTTCATCCTCAAATTCAAGCAGCAAATAGTTTAAAGACTATTACAAAAGCTAGTCGTGTT